AAAAAGAAAAAATTATCCAAAATGCGTGCCCATTGCAAAAGCAAGACGGATGACCAAAGGGCAACGTGCGGGTGCCGTAAGAAGAAAACAAGCGAAAGCGAATACAGGTCCTACACCATCTAGAGCAGCAACATTTGCAAAAAGAAAAAAAGCAGTTAGCGGAGGATATATTGGTCCTGCAATAAATACAAACTATGCAGGCACAACATTAAATAATGCATCCTTATCAAAATACTATGGCTCAATGTTAAAAGGATTTAAAAGATGATGCAATCAAGAGGTATGGGTAGAGCTTATTTATCTAAGGGCACCATGCCTGCTAGAAATAAAAAAAATTTTAGAGCAACTAAAAAAGGTGCAGGGATGACTGAAGCTGGGGTAAAAGCTTATAGAAGATTAAATCCTGGTTCTAAATTAAAAACAGCGGTCACTGGCAAAGTCAAACCAGGATCTAAAGCTGCAAAGAGACGTAAATCTTTCTGTGCGAGAAGTGCAGGACAAATGAAAAAGTTTCCTAAAGCTGCGAGAGATCCTAATTCAAGATTAAGACAAGCTCGTAGAAGATGGAAATGTTAGTAAATTTTTTTAAAAAAATATTAGGACTAGACAAACTAGATTATAGAATTAGAAGATTAGAAAGAGCAAAATATTGGAAGGAGAAATATGAAAAAACAAAAAGCTAAAATAAAAAAAGTCATAAAGGCTTTAAAAAAAGCATCTAAAGCACACGCAGGTCAAGCAAAAACTTTAAAAGGAGTTATAGGTGGCAGATCCAAAAACGGGAACAGGTAAGAAACCTAAAGGCAGTGGTAGACGACTTTATACTGATGAAAACCCGCGTGACACTGTTAAGATCAAGTTTGCAACGCCGACAGATGCGAGAAAAACAGTTTCAAAAGTTAAAAAAATTAGTAAACCGTTTGCTAGAAAAATTCAAATTTTAACTGTTGGTGAACAGCGCGCCAAAGTTATGGGTAAATCAAAAGTCGCTGCAATATTTAAGAAAGGCAAAGATGCAATTAGAAGAGCTAGAGGTAATAAGTAAACTTCAAAAAAGATTGAAAGATGCTTATCAATCAATAGGAAATAACATCCTAGCGGGTGGTATTGACAACATGGAAAAATATAAGTATATGTTGGGACAGGCTCACGCCTACCAATATGTAGTACAGGAAATCTCTAACCTGCTAAACCCAAAGGAGCAAAAAAATGAAACTAAGAGAGACAACATCCTCAAATTCGACGCCACCAAAAATTAAATTAGCGTTAGAAGAAAAATATAAAAAAGAAAAAGAGGAAGAGGTAAACGCATACGAGCGTTTAAAAGAAAAAGAATCAGATAAATTACCTAAACCCACTGGATGGAGAATGTTAGTTCTTCCATTTAAATTACCAGAAAAAACCAAAGGTGGATTATTTTTAGGAGCAGATACTTTAGAAAGACAACAAGTAGCATCAACCTGCGGATTAGTTTTAGCCATGGGGCCACATTGTTATGATAAAGAAAAATTTCCTGAAGGTCCTTGGTGCAAGAAGGGTGATTGGGTAGTTTTTGCAAGATATGCTGGATCTAGAATCCAGATCGATGGCGGAGAAGTAAGATTGCTAAATGATGATGAAGTTTTAGCAACCATCGAAAATCCAGAAGATATACTTCATCAATATTAAACATAGGAGAGGACTATGCCCGAAGATCAAAAAATGGTTGACATCGATACCTCTGGTCCTGGAGCTGAAATAGAAATTCCAGAAACAAAGGAGGATGTTAATGAATCAACTATTGAAAACAACGATCAGTCCACTGACACAGTTGAGAAATCAAATGAGCAGTTGGATGTTCAAGACAACAAAGAAGAAGTTAAAGAAGAAGAAACGAACGAAGAAAAAAAGAAAGAGTTAGATGATTACTCTGATGGAGTAAAAAGAAGAATTGCTAAACTAACTAAAAAAATGCGTGAAGCAGAGCGAAGAGAAGAAGCTGCAACTCTTTATGCAAAAAGTGTTTTAGCAGATCAAGAAAAATTAAAATCTAGATTAGCTAAACTAGATACTAACTATGTTTCAGAAATGGAAGGTAGAGTTAAATCTGGTATGGAAGCTGCTGTTGCTAAACTTGCAAAGGCTAGAGAAGAAAATAATCTTCAAGCTGAAGTTGCAGCACAAGCAGAAATATCTAGATTAGGTTACGAAGAGGCTAGATTGACTGACATGAAAGCAAGACAATCTAAACCTAGAGAGGAAGTAACCGAGCAACCTCAAGAAATAACACAACCTCAACCAAGAAGGATAGATCCAAAAGCTCAAGAATGGGCAGAAAGAAACACTTGGTTTAATAGAGACCCTGTTATGACCGAAGGTGCAAAAGCAATTCATAGACAATTAACTGAGGAAGAAGGCTATGATCCCATCTCACATCCAGAAGAGTATTATCAGGAAATAGATAGAAGAATAGCTCTTGAATTCCCTCATAAATTTGTTAAGAATAAAGAAGAGACGACAAATAAACCTACTCAAACTGTTGCCTCGGCAACGCGTAGTAGTAAGACAGGTCGCAAAATCCAAAGACTCACACCGTCTGAGGTAGCAATTGCTAAAAAATTAGGTGTGTCACTCGATGATTATGCAAAACAAAAACGACTAATGAACACGGAAGGAGCGTAGCATATGGAAAAAGAAAATGATAAAAGGGCTTCTCGTGCAAGTCAAACTAGGGAAGAGGAATCTAGACCTAAAGTTTGGCAAAGATCCAACAGCTTGGATACACCCCCTGCTAAAGACGGTTACCGTTATAAGTGGTTGAGGGCTGAGGTTCAAGGTTATCAGGATACGAGAAATATTTCTGGTAAACTTAGAGAAGGTTATGAATTAGTGAGAGCTGATGAATTTCCAGATTACCCAGTTGTCGACGATGGAAAATACAAGGGGATGATTGGAGTTGGTGGCCTATTGCTGGCTAGGATACCAGACGAGATCGCAGAACAAAGAAACGAACATTATCGAAGAATGCATGAGGATAAAGTTAAAGCAGTCGATAACGATCTTATGAAGGAACAGCATCCAAGTATGCCGATCAATATTGATCGACAGACTCGTGTAACCTTCGGTGGCTCAAAGAAAAGTTAATTTTTTAACAATTCCTAAAGCACCGGATAAACTAAAAATGTCTAAGGAGGACAACTAATATGGCAAATAAAGACGCTGCGTTCGGTTTAAAACCGATCGGAAAAGTTGGCCAGAACAGAGACAACCAAGGTTTATCCGAATATGATATAGCTGCTTCGGCAACTGCTATTTACTTTAATGACCCTGTCAAAATGAAAAACGACGGAACAATTGAAGTTGCAGGTGCAGGTGGCGCAATATTAGGATCAATAAACGGTGTCTTTTTTACTGACGCAACTACAAGCAAGCCTACTTTTGCTAATCACTTAAATGCATCTAACACTGCAACTGACATTGTTGGATTCATTTCTGATGATCCGTATGAGAGGTTTGAAATACAAACAAACAATACTGGCGCCTCTGCTAAAACAGATATCTTCAACGTTGCAGATATCGAGTACACAGCAGGAAGCTCACCAGACTTCGTGTCCGCAGTTGAATTAAATGATTCAACTCTAGCTCAAGGTTCATCTGCTACTTTGCAGATTCTAGGTTTATCTAGAGATCCAGATAACAATGATGTTGGTTCAGCTAACGTCAATTGGATCGTTAGAATAAACGAGCACGAGTTAGACATGAACGTAAATGGAGTATAAGGAGGATAACTATGGCCATTTCTAGAGGACAACTAGTCAAAGAACTAGAGCCAGGTTTGAATGCCTTATTCGGCCTGGAATATAAACGTTATGAGAATCAGCACGCTGAAATCTACACAACTGAATCTTCAGACAGAGCGTTTGAAGAAGAAGTTATGTTATCTGGTTTCGCTCAAGCTCAAGTAAAACCTGAAGGATCAGGTGTAAGCTTTGACAATGCTCAAGAAACTTACACTGCAAGATATAGTCACGAGACTATTGCTCTTGCCTTCGCGGTAACTGAGGAAGCGATCGAAGATAACTTGTACGATCAAATATCTTCAAGATATACAAAAGCGTTAGCTAGATCCATGGCAAATACTAAACAAGTTAAATCGGTTAACCCGTTAATTAATGGATTACCTGGTGGATCTTTCCAATCAGGTGACGGTGTAACTTTATTTAACACGTCTCACCCAACAATCTCAGGAACTGTATCTAATACATTAGCAGTTGCAGCTGACTTGAACGAGACTTCATTAGAGCAATCATTAATTGATATTGCTGCAATGACTGACGAAAGAGGTCTAAAAATTGCTGCAAGAGGTGTCAAAATGATTGTGCCTTCTGAGCTTCAATTTACAGCTGAGAGATTAATGAAAACTCAGGGTAGAACGGCAACGGCAGATAATGATATCAATGCGATAGCTTCTATGGGTATGGTCCCACAAGGCTACAGAGTCAACAATTTCTTGACTGACACTGACGCGTTCTACATCATTACTGATGTGCCTAACGGTATGAAGTACTTCGAAAGATCTCCTATCAAAACAGCGATGGAAGGTGATTTCGATACTGGTAACGTAAGATACAAAGCTAGAGAAAGATATTCATTTGGAGTATCTGACTATAGAGGTATCTTTGCATCACCAGGTGCTTAATAACTAAATTTTTGTGGCGGGACACCGTTCCGCCACAATTAAATCATAAGAAAAAATCCATGAAAAATCTCATTATAAATATCTATGCCTATAAACATCACGCTAAATTTAATATTTTAGCTGAAGATAATAGTGAATCTGTTGAAAACGCTATTATTGACAAATTGGGAAAAGGTGATATAAAATGGGATTATCTTGGAGAAATGAACGATCCCAAGACTAACAGAATAACCTATGAGGAGGTTATTAATGGAGGAGATGATGCAACATCTACAGGACCTTTACACAAAGAAGAGAGGTCTGGATCTTCAATGGGAGCAGGAGCATCTCAAGGAGGGTAGATATACCCTAAATATGGTTAGAATTGACAGAAAAGTCAAAGAAGTACTTACCCATATAAGAGCAGCAGAAGCACAAAAAGCTCACTTGGAAAATAAAGTTGAGGATGCAGCTCCACAAGTTTCAGTAGCTACTTAATAAAAAGCTACATCG